TGGACGAGTTTAGTGCATGGGCAATAGAAAATTGTTTTATTGGTAATGGGGATATGCTCATCAATGTTATAGAAGACGGAACTACTTTTGACAATTGGTTTCGTATTTAATAAGTGCCTCTCTCTTTTCATCAATACTCATTTATATATCCTCCCTATGCCGTTTAAAATACCCTCTACTTCTTTGGGTTCAAATACTTTCTTATCGAAAGCAAACTTTGTTTTCCTACCATTAACATGCTTCACATATCCACTTACCATAATCTCTTCAACTATTATTTCTTTTTTCTTCTCAGTAATCATGGCTCTTATGTTCCTCTTCTCTTTCTTTGTTTAATAAGTATTGCTCTGTATCACTCATAGGTGGGTCGTATACTTTACCCGATGCACCCTCTACTTGTCTATCTATTTCGTCTAGTTCTTTTTCTTTTTCCGTCCAACACGCATTACACAATATGTCAAACTCAATATCATTTACATCTCGCATTGAGCCATAGACATCTACCTTGCCACACCCATAACAAACATCTTTCATTTCGTCACTCATGTTCTTTTCCTTTCTATCCATTTATCTCGGTCTTCTATCTCGTGGTCTAAACATTGATATCCATTATGAGCATCACACATATCACAATCTTCACGAGGTTTAAACTCGGTCACTTCGTGATCTACATAATGCTCGGCAATGTCTTCTAGTATGGCATGAATTGTTTCATCTGATAATACAAAACTATTTAAATCAAACCATAATCCTTCAGAGCCTTTAAAACTTACATCGCCTGTAATCTGTATCGTTCCTATCCCTACATCGATGTCTTCTTTTTTAATACTCATGATGCCACCTTTCTATTTTTAATTCGTTCGTCCCACCATTCATCTTCTGCCTCCCATAAATCTGTATGGTAATCTCTAAACCAATTGTCAAAAGTAGTTCCGTCTTCTATAACATTGATGAGCATATCCCCATTACCAATAAAACAATTTTCTATTGCCCATGCACTAAACTCGTCCATAAAGTATTCTTGTGGGTCTGTCTTGCCTACTTGATAGCCCTCGTATTTATTCATACATTTACCTCCATGTTGTCTGCACAATTGTTAAATCGTTTTGTTGCCTCGTGTCTTATGTCTTCCATAAGTTTTAAATACTCTTGCGGGTCTTCTACTCCCTCAATCTCTTCGGCCTCTTGCATTGCCTCTATTACATTCTTATATATCTGATTAGCTTTACTCATCATTGTCCTCCTCATAAAAGCTCTCAAAATCTTCTTCGTAAAAAGTTCTAGTGCAACCTCTTGAAACCCTAAGCCAACCATCTTCATCGTAATCATTACGAGTCACGGCAAACTCTATTGTGATAGAAGTAAGTAATGATTCATCGCCATCATCTACCTCATCTGCCTCTGTTTCATACTCCTCTACTTCCGCCTTATCTACCCCAAAATCATGGTGTCCAAAAAAATACTGCCCTACATTTACACCCATACATTTTGCAAACTCATCTATGTCTTGTTCTTTTAAGAATCGCATTTAGTCTTCCTCCTTTGCTCGTTCTTCTTCTATCCCTGTTAAGTAGTCATCTACATATTGTGCTAGGTGTTCGGGGAAATCTATCTCTTCTTTTTTACCATCTTCCCATTCAATATCCATCACTAACTTCCACGACACTATTCTTTTTATATCACTCATCATCGTCCTCCATTTGTAATAAAGTATCCATGACTTCCCAACCTAACTCTATAAGTCTGTCGGATATATGTCTTTCATTACCTTCTAACCACTCTTCACATCTTGGGAGTGACCAATCTTTTTTTAATGCTTGAACATCTTCTGCCCTCCATACTACCTTTGCATACTCGTCACCATATAATTTACTCATCATCTTCTTCGCCCTCTTCTTTATAATCAATTGATTCTTTGATCGTGTCTTCAATCAAGTAATATAGTTCTTGTCCAAACTCTGTGTTGCGTGTTCCTCCTTTGTTATCGGGGTCACTCATAACACACTTGTCTTCTGCGTCAAACTTATTTACTACCTCCCAATAAATTTTACTAGCTAGGTCACATACTTCATCAAAATCTAATTTGTTTTCCATTTTGTTTTTCCTTTGTTATTAATAATATGTTTTTGCGTGTGCTTTGTTTTCTTGTTTAATTGATGCAATTAAATTATTTGTGGCTCGGTCAAAATTATCTTGACCATAAATACCCCATGTTTCAGCTTCTTTCTTACACCAATTAGCACTCATACGATAAAACCCATTGGATTCTTTAACCATAAATATCCAATAAACTTCGCGTAAAGGGAGTCTCGCCCACATTCCCATTATTTGTCCTCCTCTCTTCTTTTTTATATACATACGCTTGAATGCCCCTATCATTTAATGCCTCTGTAATGTCGTCTATCCAATCACCACTACTTTCGAAGACACCACTTACTTCTACTACATAATCTTCTGTTTTTCTCTTACTCATATCTTTACCTCCCCAAATGTAAGTCCAAATCTATATGGGAAGTTATCTTGGTCGTTTAGGAATAGGCATAGATACTTCAACACTTCCTCATAGTCTTTACCTACAATCCTAAAATCATCATCGCCCTCTGTGTAGCTAACGAATACTTCTTTCATTTTGTATCCTCCTCGTAAGTATCAATCTCAACATCGTCATATCCGTCCTCTAGGTATTCGTTCTTGATTGCGACTGCGTGTTGATAGGTTAGGTGTGTATGTTCCTCGCAACCCCCGACCCATACCGAGTAATTGCCTAGTGGTATGGCTTTGTAGTCGTCTTTGTTATCCTTGTATAGTTCTCGTGTGACTCGTTCTATTTCGTTAAATAGGTTCATAGTGTTTCCTCCTTAAAAGATACATCACAAGTTAACTTCCAATTATCAAAATACCCTTTTCTTTCTATGCCAAACTCCATTAACTTATCTTCAAACATCTTTAGTATTTCCTCATACATATCCTCACTGATGTCCGATAGGTCTGCTTGTAGTCCATGTTCTTCTACATGATTCTCTGTTAATGCTTGTAATGCTTCGCCTTCTACGGTGATAGTCATAGTGCCTCCTTGATTTTGTTGTTTAGTTTTACAATCTTTTTAAAGATGCGATTGATGTTTGCACATTCGGGTAGTTCTTGGGGTATGTTGGTCTCACAATAGTCCACCAATGTCCAATATAAAAAGTCTAGTTCTTTTTCAGATAAGGTTTTCATACTAACCTCGCTTCTGAATCAGGGTCTAATAAATAAAAGGTGAACAATTTCCATCGAGTGAATGCCTCGTCTTCTATTTCTGTATATTCTTCCATGTTCCATTCATTTACTTCTTCGTCTTGCATAGTTAATACCATTTCTAAATCCCCACTAAACTTTTTCATACTGCCTCCGTGTTAATAACTAAAGTTTGTGTTGCTCATGTATTAAGATACGCTTCCTATAATATATGTCAAGTATTATTTGATGTATATAAGTTGTGTAGTTTGGGTGTGTTGAGTTGGTAAAGTGGGAGGAGGAGGGGGTGGAGGAGGGTCATTTGGTGGTGATTGGGGTGGATAATATGCTAAAGCAAAGTTTACAATAAGGTTTTATATGATAAGGCAAGGTTTACATATGGTGGAGGAAAAGTAGGAAAGTTGGAACAGGAAGTGGAACAAGCGTTTAAAATCAATGAGTTAGCGTGTTCCACCTCTGTTCCAGTTTTTTGGTCTGTTCCATATGTAAGGTTACACAGAAATTGTGGATAACTTCGGTGTGTCGAAAATGCGTAAGTCCTTATATTATATATATTATATTATATTATATTATAGTGGTAGTAGTGGTTAAAAAGTGTGCAGTTCCAATGTTCCAGTGTTTTTTAGGTATGAAAGGCTTTGAGACTTTACATTTATGGGGTAAGTAAAGTTTTACACTGCAATACTTGACCTCTCGACCTCCAAGATTCTCAAAAACCTCGTGCATACTTAAAAAACACTGGAACATTGGAACAAGCCAATGAAAACAAGGGGTTAACTTTCGAAACATGGAACAGAAACTGGAACAGAAAGTGGAACAGAGGTGGAACACGAGGATAATCAATGACTTACGGAAAACTCAATGTTGCGACACGCCTGAAGCCCTTTGATACCTGTTCCCACAAAAAAGAAAGGGAAGACCGAAGTCCTCCCAGTCCCACGGGGGTGAGCTAGTGCGCAAGGTACGATACATTTTTAACATCCGTGTCCCAGCAGTCCCGGCAACTTCTACATTCGCCATTTTGATCGTGCGCCTTACAATCTTTGCCTATGGGTGTTATGGTGTGTACTGTACTTGTTAAAATGTTTTTGTAGCCTTGCAGTGATTTTATAAGCGTCGAAGGTTTATCAATATAGACGGCGCTTATTCGTATGATCAGATTCTCAGGAAATTCTTGTTGGTGTTTAGTAAGCCACATCTTTATAAACTTAGGTTCGTGTGTTGGTAACCAAAATTTAGTGTTGGGTAACGCCCGGGCTATGAGTACAATCTTTTCTAGCATCTCTAAACTTTGCAGATCGCCCGAAGCAAACCACCTGAAATAGTCGTCCGAGCCTATTTGCTTAATCATAGCATCCACCCAGTAAATGGAATCTACATTTTTAAGCCTAGTGTCATAGCCCGGTGCATGGTTTTCCCTGTAAATAGCATAGTGACCTTGCCTAGCATAGCACTCGTTGCAGATCGTCCCAGGGATGCTGGCTAACAGTCCCCCAGTTTTGCAATGCCAGGCGGAAAGGTTGAAAGTTTTACAAGGCATTTTTTTATTGTTGCGTAGTTCCCCGCCGATAACCTCAACGGTCTCTTTTTTAGTTTTAAATTCTATAATTGGTATATACATTTGCGTCCCCTCGTGAATGTCTTATTAGTTTACTTGTTTTAAATAATATGTCAAGTTATTTATTGGCTCGCTTGTAGCCCCTTGATACCTGTTCTTTGAAAAAAAGGGAGGCCGGAGCCTCCTGGTTTTTACTGCGTTCATACTGCATACTTTGTAACACCGCTTTGAATATTAAGTAGCTCATAGCGGAACCTCCTGGCTACCTAAAGTTTTGTTATCAAGAATCCATTGTTCTAGATCATTGAATGCTTCAGTCATACCGACCTTACCTCTCTTGTAAGTCTTGCCTGTCTTTTGAGTGACAGCTCGAACCATGTTACCTGGTGTATACATCCTGTTAGCTTTCATCCCAGTTAACAAGTAAATCTTGATAGCTCCGCGTATTACGATCATGCGATACATCTCGATGCTGTGCGGTGTTGTAAATCCTTGAATGTTCATACTGCCTCCTTTATAAGTTCTAATTCTGAAGTTCTATATATAAGTGTATCGTCGGGTGCTTCAAACTCGCTATCGTCATCAGTAATGACAACTTTTGTTCCCCAATCATATGCAACAATTGTTCCTGTGATACATTGATCTTTTACTTTTACTCTATCTCCAATGTTCATACTGTTCTCCCGTGGTTTAAAGATACTGCAATTACTATACTACTCTAACTTTACATATTACTCAAGCGATAGAGCGACACGCCTAAAGCCCTTTGATACCCGTTCCCATAAAAAAACGGGGGTTGCCCCCCGCTCCTCTCAGTCAAGTAAAACCATATACTCTTCTGGGTAATTTTTTCGAAACCACTCCAGTCCTTTGCGAACCCTTGAATAATCCTCGATGACCTCGGCTCCCTTGATGGTGTCATACACCGCGACCGCTAGAGGATCTAGTAGCACGCTCTCACCTGAGTAGGGGTTGCTGATAACTTCTGGTTCTGATCCGATGAACAAGCCATCGAAGGGTGCTGCTAAAGTTTTCTTTTCCATTTTGATTCTCCCGTGGTTTAAAAGATACTGCATTTACTAGACTACTCTTACTTTACATATTAGTCAACTTTATTTTTATCGACGTCAATAGCCCTTTGATACCTGTTCTCATAAAAAACAAAGGGAGCCGAAGCTCCCGATTTCATGCGGTCTGTCCTACAGTAACTTTAAGCATATGGTCTATATCTGAACTTATGTTAATGTATTGCTCTGGGTTGTAGATGTAACCTTGATCTCCCGCCTCTGCATAGTCGCCCTGAACTACGATGCGGTCACCCGCCCAACGACCTATGAATTCATGGTCTTCAACATCACCACCACCACGCCCATTAGAGTTAGCAAGTAATAAGAATAAGGCTGTCGATGTTGAATGCTCATATCCTATTTGCTCAACTAACTTTAGGCCGTTGTTAATCTCATGAGGCTCGATGTATTCTCTTTTATCTACGTTATACACTTTGTGATATTGACCCATCATTTTCTCCCTGTGTAATTAAACCTTGTTCAATTAGATTTGTGGCCATGCGACCAAACCACCCTTGCAAACTCCACGCAAGACCGGTGTCAACTAGGTGTTGCCACGCTGCTAAAACTTCTTCTCGGTCGTCACATTCAATAAAGCCTTCTGCGATTCCAACTGCTGTGTAATTATCCATTCTAATTCTCCCGTGATTAAAAAGTACTACAGAACTATATTACTCTAACTTTACATATTACTCAACTAATTTTTGGCTGGCTATTAGCCCTTTGATACCCGTTCCCATAAAAAGAAAGGGAAGACCGAAGCCTTCCCAATCCCACACGGTACTACTCTACTTCTTCGGTCAGTCCTAAATAAAAATACAGGCTTGCTACAAATACTCCCACTGCTGAAACTATGGGTAATTTAAAATAGAACAGAGCGATGCCACTAATCATTAACATGACTAGACCTTCGATGAATCTAATTGTTTGTCTCATACTAAAGTCCCCCTACAAATTCTTCGCCCATCTCAACTATCTGGCCTTGCTTTAATAACCTGATAGCTTCGGTTAAAGCTTCGTCTTCTGTTTCGAACTCACTCTCTACTGAGTGCTTGTTATTAATGCGGGACCTCGAGATAACAAAATACTGTTTGATAAAAGGTGCTAATGTTTTCATACTGCCTCCTCAAGTTAAAAGAGGGAGGCCGAAGCCTCCCAGTTGGTTAGTCATTTAGCATTCTTAATAGATCACCAGCCATCATTGAATCAATATGATCATTTAAGATCTGCACGATCTTTTCTTTAGCTTCAGATGATAAGTCAACCACTTCAAGTTGCATCGTGGTTTCTAACTGGTCGCCGTTAACACCAATCGTCATATGTAATACATCAAATAAACCTTTTACTTTAATATCTAACATTCTGTTTCTCCGTGTGTACCTAGAACTTACTAGGCATGAAACCATCATACCCTAACTTTACATATATGTCAACCCCACCGTACGCCCACCACCCCAAAATGCTTTGGGACTCCGACGTTCGCCTATACATTTGAACATGCATAAATCACCGAACAAAAAATGGAATATAGAAACCCACCCCCCTATGTTTTATAAAGGGCAAATAAAAAAATATTTTGCAAAAATTTCTGAAAGATGAGTATAATTGCGGCAATAGTATGTGTTGGGTGCTTCTCTCGTGTTACCCTCCTCTCTCGTGGTAACGCATATTATTACTTAGACCTGCCATCCTCTCTGGTGGGTCTAACCTTTTGTACGGCGGGGAAACTAGATTGCTTTAGGATCGAAGTTGTAAAGCTCGGAGTAGACGTCTTTAATACGCATGAATTTAGCCCCGTGTTGATCGAAGTCATCATCACCTCGAACGTAAAGAGCCAAGTGAACCATTTCATGGAGGAGAGTTTGGAAAATAGTGATGAAGTGACCACAAGAACCTGAACTTATTTCAATAGCCATGTCCACCTCGTCAAAACAACCATATATACCGGGGTTCTTGATAACACGAAACTTAACTTTGTCAGATTTAGGCATAGGGAGTCTATTAAAAGGCGGCATTTGACAGGCCATGTTGTAGAGTATCTCTAAGTTCTTCTTAGTTAACGTAGTTTTCATTTAGATATTCTACCTTGTTTTCATATAAACTATGTTACAATCGCAAGTAAAGCTGCAATTAATTTCAAAGGTGTATCAGCGACACATGAGTAAGTTAAAAATTCCTACTTTATCTCCTGCAGACAAAAGCGATCTATTTGATGCCGCTGTTGTTTTACCCGCAATCGATAAAAATATGGCTATGCCTTCAAGTTCTAAACAAAATCACCCCGATATGACGCCGGAAAAAGAGCTTAATATCCGAATAAACACAATTAAAACGCTTGCCGATTTAAACGGCGAAGATATCCAGCCATCTCGAGAACACCAGGAGCAAGCAAAAGAACTTGCCCGTGAAATGATGGTGAATAAAAAATTAAAACATGAATTTGGTGAATATCCTAATGAGACAATGGCTTTTTTAGCTGGGCTTGTAGGACAAACTAATTGTATGATTGTGGAAGAACTTGCAGATCTTAAACTTTTTGTGGTAAACAACTTTGTCCAATTAGTTGCCGGAGCTAAAACCGATAGAGATAAAATTGCAGCGCTAAGAGCTATCGGTGAAATCGATGGCGTTGATGCGTTTAAAAGAAAAACTGAAATTACATACAAAATGGAGACGATGGAAGAAGTTGAAACTGAATTACTATCCATGTTAAAAGAATTAAAAGAAAAAGCGGTACTAAAACCTAAAAGCCAAATTATAGATGCAGAAATTGTAAAAGATGACAGAGTCGAAACCGAAGATAACGAGTAAAGAGATTGGGGAGCTACAAAGTTTAATTAAATTTGCAGAAGGGCCGCAAAAAGTTAAACTTCAAAAACTTCTTAAACTATATACAAGCAAAGTTGTTGAGAAGTCTGGCAAAGAAACTTTTTTAGATTTTATACATCACGTTTATCCAGGATATATGGTAGGAGAGCATCATGCGAGGTTGGCTAAGATATTTGAAGATATTGCTGCGGGAAAGAAGAAACGAGTTATTGTTAACATTGCACCGAGACATGGTAAGTCAGAGCTTATTTCATATCTTGCGCCTGCATGGTTCCTCGGTAAATTTCCTCACAAAAAGGTTATTATGGCGTCTCACACAGCTGACCTGGCGGTTAGTTTTGGTCGTCGTGTCCGTAATTTGGTGGGTAGTGATGCGTATAAGGATATTTTTCCGACAGTAGAACTACAAGCAGATAGTAAATCTGCTTCACGATGGGGGACAAACTTTAATGGAGAGTATTTTGCTATTGGTGTGGGTGGTGCCCTCGCTGGTCGTGGGGCTGATTTGTTTATCATTGATGACCCACACTCTGAACAGGATGCTAAACTTGGACGATCTGATGTTTTTCTCCCTGCTTGGGAGTGGTTTCAGTCTGGTCCAATACAACGTCTTATGCCGAATGGTGCGATTATTGTCGTAATGACTCGTTGGTCTAAGCTTGACTTGACTGGTCAGATAGTAAACCAAATGATAAAGCAAGAAGGCGTAGATGAGTGGGAAGTTATTGAGTTTCCTGCTATTATTGAAGATAAAAACGGGATTGAAAAACCATTATGGCCAGAATTTTGGAGTTTAGAAGAGTTACTGGCTAAAAAAGCTGCATTAGATACACGATATTGGACTGCGCAGTACTTACAAAACCCAGTATCAGAAGAAGGCGCCTTAATTAAAAGAGAATGGTGGAAAATATGGGAAAAAGAAGACCCTCCCGATTGCGAATTCACTATTATGAGCCTAGACGCGGCGCAAGAAACAAATAATAGGGCAGATTACAACGCTTTAACAACTTGGGGCGTCTTTTTTAACGAAGAAGTCAATAACTATAATATAATATTGCTAAATTCGATTAAAAAACGATTAGAATTCCCTGATCTCAAAGAACTTGTACTAGCTGAGTACAAGGAATGGGAACCCGATGCGTTTATGGTAGAAAAAAAGTCTAATGGGGCCGCACTTTATCAAGAAATGCGCAGAATGGGGCTACCTATTGGTGAATTTACACCAGGTAAAGGGCAAGATAAGATCAGTCGGGTTAATGCAATTTCTGATTTATTTAGAAGTGGTATAGTATGGGCACCTGATAGACGGTGGGCAAAAGAAGTCATAGAAGAATGTAATGATTTTCCTAGCGGTGCGAATGATGACTTGGTGGACAGCACAACACTAGCATTAATGAGGTTTAGACAAGGTGGCTTTATTAGATTACCTAGTGATGAAGCTGAAGATATACCAGGATTTAGAAGTTCACGAAACAGATTATACGCAATATAAGGATAACATATGGCAAACAATATAGATAAAAGTGTATACCAAGCTCCAATGGGATTAGATCAAGATCCACAAAACCCAGAAACAACCGCGTTAAGCATTGAAATTGAAAACCCAGAGAGTGTTACGCTCGATGACGGTAGCATGGAAATTACTATTGTGCCTGGTAAAGACGAGGATGAGTTTAATGATAACTTAGCAGAAGAGATGAACGAAGGTCAGTTGACGGAGTTGTCAGGTGATTTGCTTGGTGAGTTTGATGCTGACATAAATTCAAGAAAAGATTGGTTAACTACTTATGTAGATGGC